GCAACACCGCCATTCGTGTTCGACGAGTTATAGGAGCGCAACAAACAGAAGGGCCCGCCGCTTGCTTGATAATAATAGTCTGAATAATGCGTTGTTTCAGAACCTCCAACAGCGACAGGAACCATATCGAAAAACGGGCCGGTTTCCGCCGCTATTTTCGTAATCCATCCGTTTTCTGTACCGGCATTAACATTTCTTTGTGTTCCGTCCGGATCGGTGATAGTCCAAACACGATCCTGAATAGATACGCCTTGCGTCCATTCGTACAGGCCGCCAAAAACACCTTCAATTCCAAGCCCGTTCACATAGCCGGATGTTTCATTCACCGTGTCCCGGTTGCCTTTCTGATTGGTTGTGCCGGTGGTGGTAGCAGGGTTATAGGTTGCACCGCCAACACCTAAAACCGCCTGCAAATTTCGGTTGCCGTATTTTGCATAAAGCATAAAAGCGATAACACAATGTTGCTGAAAGTCTATCAATTGATAACCTGCCCCACGGGCAGCTGCATAGCTCGCAAAGCTTGCATAGGTTGTGTTTATGGCAGGTGTAACACCGCTACGACTGTATAGCTTACCACCGGTTTGATATGCCTTGTAAGCCCCTACCAAACTACGCGGAACATGTTTAAACGTCCCATCCACATTATATTCGGCAAAGCGATAACGGAATTTATTAGCGTCTATCTTTTCGTGCTTGTAGTAAAATTCGGGAAAGTCAACCATTACATCACCCTCCGTTCCGTCCAATTTTGCCGAAGAACCGTCGGCATAATAATTACTATCCGTGTCCTTCAGATACGAAATTGTCACCTCTCCGTTTGCGGTTTTCTTGCACAAGCAACGGCGGAACTTCGACAGGATGGTAGCAAGAACACCGCTGTTTACTTCGCCTGTAATATTTGACGGATCACTGATAGACTTATCGAATACAATCGAAGCGTCAACAATCTTTTCATACTGAAAAGAAACGGAACGGGTGGCGGAATTAGCCGTATAGCTTTGTTCCTGCGGTGTCAGGTAGCCGGGGAAGTCGTCAACCTTAACTTTATAACTGATACCGAACGGCACTTTTATAGCCGCCAAGGAACCGCTGCCGCTACCCACTATTTCAGAGTTGGCGGTATTGACAACCTGAACCGTTCGGGCTGAACAATCCGCACCGTCATCGGTTGACACATTAATCGTCACCTTTTCAGTTGAATAAGCAAGGCTTATTTGTCTCTTATTTCCACCGATTGCCAAATAAGTTTGTGTTTCAGGGGACAGATAACCGGAAGCGTTGCCGCAAATAACCTGATATTCTACACTCATCGGAATGGTAGCTGAAAGCTCCGTACCATTCCAAACAAGGTCGGTTTGTGATCCTGAATACTTAATAGTTATAACAACACCGTTTAAGGCCGCATCGCCTACGCCCTGATTGCTGGAAAGCGTAATTTTAACCGTTTCGGAGAAGGCGGAACCGTCACTACCGGCGATTTGCCAATCCGCCTTGTTTTCCGCCGTAATGTCATACAATTGATAAAATACATACTTCTTATTTTCCGTGTCATATACGCGGCACTGTTGGCCGATTGCAAAGCTACGGGTATCTTCCCCCGACTTGTACGTCAGGGTGTTTTCCGTCGGTTTAGCTGACAATGTAGGGGTTTCAGCAAATTTCCCATCCAATGAAGCAACCAAGTTTTGAATAGTTTCGACCTTTTCGTCAATTTTACCCAAAGAGGCGTAAAATTCCTCTTTTGTCCCTTGGTAACCGCCAAGTTGTGCCGCGTCCCATGCACTAAGGCCGTATTCATCCAGCCTGCTATACGGGCGGAGACCGTCGGACAGTTTGGTTACAACCTTGCCGTCTGGACGGCGTTCAAACAACCATACATTTTCGGGAATAATGCTTGTATCTGCGGCCCACTGTGCCGTCGTTTTTACGATCTGTTGGTACACGTATGCACCGGTTGTTGGTGTTTCGTTCATTGTAAATATCCTTGTTTGATTAATATGCTTGCTTTTGAAAAATCGGTTTGCCCGGTCAAATAAACCGCACCGCCATAACTGCCACTGCCGGATCCTTCCCCGGAACGCTTCCATACAGCCGCCCCTTTGGCGTTATCGTGACACTTCCAAAAAGTTTTCGCCCCATTGGCGGCAACCGTCCAAACCTCTACGCCTATATCGAAATTGTCGTCGTCCACCGTTGGCGAATGATCCAGGAATGAAGGCATCTTCTTTTCTAACTTTTGCAGCCGGTCGCCCATTACAGTATCTCCTTTTTGTATCAACTTGATAGCCTCCCATATATTCGTGTCGTTTTGGGCTAAATCTTTCAACTGTTTTAGTACGTCCGTCAGCCACGTGGATTTTATATTATCAAAGAAGAATGGCGCACCGGATTTTGAAACCTCTATATAGTCACCTGTTGGCTTATCCTGCACCTTTTTGGCATAATATTCTACCGCTATGTCGCGAACAACATCATCGGCATACTCACGCTGGACGTGCTTTTCGTCCTTAACCAAATAAACCGGGAATACCTCTATACCGCTAACACCCTCAAAGGGCATCACAATTCCGCCAATCGCTACCAGCCCGGCGGAAATCTCGCCTTCCGATACGGAACAGCCGCAAATCACACAGTTTCCATACTGGGAAAAGAAACGGTCGGCAATCGAAAGTCCTTCACCCTGCAACTCCATCAAATCATCACCCGACCACTTCCGTATGCCGGGGAATTGTACGTGTCGTTTCATTTTCTTGTTACTATTTTATAGGCTTTGTCAGCCAGTTTATACTTTTCAATTTCAGCGGAAAGCAAGTTCCGGTCTATCTTTTCAGGGGCATAAACAATAAAGTCCACATCTGCAAAACTTTGACCGCCCTCGCCTTCCAATGCAATTTCCTGCGTGGGTTCAAAAATCACCCAATGGGCCGGTTCGCTATTCAGGCCGATATCCAAAAACTGGTCGTTATAGCTTTTTACAATGATACCACCGCCGAAGGTCTTGTTTAAGTGGCCTTGCAAAGCCTTGTGCTGGCTGGTTACATGCACCTTATACCGGTAATAATCTCGCCAAGCGGAAAACGTGTCATACACGCCCTGCAAATCCACAAGTCCCCACAACCATTTAAGCCGGTTGGAGCCTCGCCGGTATGGGGCGACGTATTGCCGTACCAGTTCCTTAAAGTTTAAGACTATGTTCATGGCTATATGTCGTTAATGGATATTAGCGTCAGTGCGCTATCTTCCGTATAGTTGTAATAACCGGCATGAAGATAAGCCAGCGTATCGATGTCGATAAATTCGGCATCTTCCGTCCCCTTCCGGGCCAGCCCGGTAAGTTTGGCCGTAACAACGCCTTCGGTTGAAGTAACCGCTTCAAGTAATTTATGCCGGTAGATAACGCCGCCAAACTTTTGAGAGGTTTTAAAAACTTCCAGCGCGTCAAGAACGGCAAGACGAACCGTTTCTACCGGATTAGCCGGATTATAGTAAACGGTCAACTGGTAACGTACTTCGTCCGCATCGGTAGAAATAACCGTGGACTTTGTACCGGCAAACTTGATAGCGTCGATATAGTTCTTAAAATTCAATAACTGGTTACTTGACAGCGGTACAATCTTTCCGTCTTCGTTATTGGTCGCAACGCGGAAAAAGATAGTCCCGTCAGTCGCCACATTGACAGAGGCAATTTTGATAACACGGGCTGTTTCGTCCGCCGTATTATATTCCAGTAAGCCGGACACGGTGTTAAATACAAGTTCGTGCCCCATCTGAAATTCATAGCACTTATCATTATACCAAGTAAGCGTCCCGGCAACTTCTTTTTTTGCATCGGCATCCATTTCTGCTTTGAAAGTGTCGAGCACTATTTCAAATATATAAATAGCATAGGCGACACAATGAACCCACAAACGCCATTCGGCGGCCGCCGAACTGGAAAGGTCGAAACTTGCTTTCAACTTTCCGGTAATACTTTCTTTTATTTGTTCAATCGTTCTTGCCATTGTTCCGTCATATAGGTTGTTACATCGTTTTCTATCTTTTTGACAACCGTCTTTTTTATCCGGCGGCTATCATCATCTATCAGTAAAGAAGAACCAACTTCCAGTTTTGCGTCCGGGTAGAAACTACCTAACGGGCGACCGGAATTAACAAGGGCTTGCGGATCGTTTTTTATACCGGGATTGTTCGCCAGTATCTCCGCGATTGCTTCTGCCGTGCCGTAATATTGCAGGGCTATATCCAGCAATATTTGATTGTCTTTAACCTTAATCGTTTTCATAACTTGCGTCGGTTTCTAAATCATTGCCATACGTGGAAAAGGACACCTTACGAACTTTCATGCCATCGGCGGCAAACTCTTTTCGTGTGGCACGCAAAAAGGCTTCCGGTTCATTGCCTAAAAGGTAATTGACAGCCCCCACGCCGGCTTCGGCCTTGTCCCGGATATGTCCCTTGTCAGACAGGAGCAAATCACGCTGGTGCTGGTAGGTGCTTTCCGTAATCTGCAAATCGCCTGAAACAAAGTCAAGGTCGCCCGTTTCCGTTTGTTTATAGTCTCTCATGCCTACGATATTGTGTAGTTAAAAGTTCCCGTAACCGCACCCATCGGGGAAACAAGCCCGGCGGAATAGGTTATTTGAGTGCTTTTTATTGCGTTTACGATAGCATCCGCAATCTTATCCGCGACCTTGTCGATAGCCCCTTCCCGGTCGTCGCCTTGCTGATCCATCACCTGCGTAAACGCGCTTTTTACTTCTCCCTTGATAGTTGCTTTGTTCAATGGCATATTTTAACCCTCCAAATAATTAGGTAAGTCAGCTTTTATTTGCTGGAACATAGAGGCGTTTATCGGAACACCCGAAGGCCCTACGGCAGTCGGAACGGTAAGCTGGCATATACCGTCCAACATTTTATCCAGAGTCTTTTTTAAACCGGAACCGCCTTTCTTTAAAGTAAGGCCGCCCGTTGTTATCTTTATGGTCGCCTGATCCGACAGAAGCGTCAAGGCTTCCGCCTCATGTGTCACCTTCGCCTTGTCATTCACAACCTCCAATTTTTCAGCATCTACATGAATGGTTATCTTTTCACCCTTTTTTATGTCGATGTTCTCCAAGTCAATTTTTAATTCCAAATCATTATCCGTGAAAACAACCTTGTCTACCTCCGTGAACTGGCACACGAACAGTTCATTACTACGCCCGATGCGGGCGACCAATACCGTGCTTTGCAGCTTGGGGATGAAAGCAAATCCTTGCAATTCAGCCTTGACAAGCCCCCTTAAACGCACATCGAAATAATCAACCTGTTCATCACGTTTGACCGTGCAGGTAAATTCTTCTTCGTTCACTTCGGTAACGACGGCTGGGAAAACCGCATCGCCATCTCCGCTGAAGATGCTTTGGAACTTGCGCCGTATTTCGTCAATTTCCTTACTCATGCCTTGATGCCTATTTCAACGATGCGGCGAGCACCGGACATGCCGAATAAGACATCGACCGCCTCTATAAAATAATCACCGCTTCGCTCGTTATATACTTTGTCCTCTAAATTTGCTACCATGCCCGGCAAGGCATAGGGAAAGAGGAATGTTTTAACCTTGCCCCGGTAGCCATCAAAAGAATATCGTTTTAATTCTTCCTGCGCAAGTGCTTTCAATTCCCCGGCATCCTTTACGTCATAGTAGTAGAACGTCCGTTGCTCACCGCCATCTTCGCCCAATTCGCCTTCTATCTTTGTACCGTCCTTATAATAGCAGATAGCCTTTACTTTCAACTTTACATCTTCCGCAAGCTGATATTTAAGTTCGTCGTCACTGATAACATTTTCACGAAGAACGTATTTAACCGTTTCCCCCTTTACGTCATGGGCCTTGCCGACATATAACTTTCCATTTATATCAAAGTAGGCGATTAGGCCGTATTCCTTTTTCAAGTAGCCAAGCACCCAAGAACCGGGCTTATTATTCACAACGAAGTTTTTTAAAGTAAGGTCTATTACATTGCCAAATGAAACACCCGTTAGAATGGCGTTCAAACACTCTTTTAACGATGTTTCCTTTTTGCTGAAAACACAGTTCACAAAGCGCAGTTTATAATATTCGTCCTCGCATTCTATTTCAAGCGGAACCTTGTAATTGAGCCGTTTTACATAGCCGACAAATTCCGTATTCAATGTATTGTCATACCCCAGTTTTATTTCTACCTTATCACCTACCTTGATCGCTTGTGCGGTTTCGATATGCGTAGGCGGTTCACCGGCATGTTTGAGCACAGCGGTAACAGGGACTTTTATAACAGCCGTTGCGGCAAGATTATAAAGGCTTCGCTTTATCTCCACGTCGTGGACGCTTTTAAAGGAAACACCACCCACTTTTATTTCACAGCACAATACAAACATATCATCCGAGTATTAATTCAAAACTTCTATCTGTAACCAAATTCATTTTGAAAATTTGCGCCGTTTCACATCCGCGCATTTCCTGAAAATCAATACTTTTTATAACTACCTTATCTTCTTCCTCTAAAAAAATATCAGTAAGGGCACATTTTAATGTGATTGATTCGTTGATATTATAAAGTTCATTCAGCTTTGCAATTTGCCGATCCGGGAAATCAATATCTAAAGCGACACCGGCTATGTTTATTTCGTAATCATCAACGGAAATCAGCTCCTTAACCGTACCCTTGCGACCAACCATCGGGGTTTCTACAATTGTTTTTTTGCCGTTTATGGAAATGACCGAATTAGGTATTTCGTATTCCGTTCCTTTGTATTCAAACACAACCGGCATAAAGTACCAGCGGCCTTGTGCGTCTTTCTTGCGCAAGACGCTACCCAAATCCGAATAAGTTTTTTCGGAAGCGGGTTCGCCCGGATAGTCATAGCCTGAACCCTGATATTTGGCCGGTTTGTCAGGAAAGAAACCTCCGAGATACGGGAAGCCCTTATAACCGATAACGTTTGCCAATATGTCGCCTAAATTAAAGCTGCTCATCCTTCTGCCAATTCGTTTAAAACGCGCAATATTTCGGCGCGTATGGTTTCACTTCCTTTATTATCCGTATTCTGTACGTGGATAACCACACTATCACAGACTTTTTCAACATGTATCGTTTTACCGGTTTCCTTCACAGTATTGGTAGTGCTTTCAGAAACAAAGTTGTTTTTTTCCGTAACCTTCTCAGGCATGGAGAAAGCCCCCAACGTGTCCGGTGAACTTATTTCCGGCATTTCGGGAACAGGTATATCCACCGATGGGGCGACCACATCAACAACTGGCGCGGCCGGGGTTGGTATGGCCGGGAACGCCGGAACACTCACCACCGGGCTGGCTACCTGAACATCCGGGCTTACCGGCTGGGGAACGTTTACCACCGAAGCGGGTACATCAACAACTGGCGCGGCCGGGGTTGGTATAGCCGGGAATGCCGGAACATTTACCGCCGGGCTGGCTACCTGAACATCCGGGCTTACCGGCTGGGGAACGTTTACCACCGAAGCGGGTACATCAACAACTGGCGCGGCCGGGGTTGGTATAGCCGGGAATGCCGGAACATTTACCGCCGGGCTGGCTACCTGAACATCCGGGCTTACCGGCTGGGGAACGTTTACCACCGAAGCGGGTACATCAACAACTGGCGCGGCCGGGGTTGGTATAGCCGGGAATGCCGGAACATTTACCGCCGGGCTGGCTACCTGAACATCCGGGCTTACCGGCTGGGGAACGTTTACCACCGAAGCGGGTACATCAACAACTGGCGCGGCCGGGGTTGGTATAGCCGGGAATGCCGGAACATTTACCGCCGGGCTGGCTACCTGAACATCCGGGCTTACCGGCTGGGGAACGTTTACTACCGGGGCGGTTGTTTCAGGGCGTGAAGCCGTCGGCATTTGCATAGCTAATGCCGGTGCATCTAAATTAATAACAGGAACAACAGGTTCAACCGCCTTTACATCAGGTGCAGACAGACTAACAGTTACCGGCAACATGATAGCGGCGGCAATCTTTCGTACATTGTGCATAATGTCAGAAAGATAATTATCCTTTTCAGGCTCGTAGCTTTGTGTTCTATCATCCGCCTTTGCCGTAAAAGCTGCTTTTGCGTCAATGGTATTGCCGACCGGTAAAACCTTATTTGCGACCTGTTCTTTTACTTCCGTAGGTTTCAGACTGACGCTAAGAGGGGCCATCTTCCGGGTAACAGCAGTATAAGCATCGGTTTCATTCAGATTTTTCGCGTTATCGTCGAGTTTGATAACTTTCTTAGCCTTCGTACCCTTCTTATCCTTCCCCAACTTAGCCATCAGGGCGTTAAAGTTCGTGCCCGGAACATTATTAGTTTGTGGCAACGGCTTCGGATCAGGTATAAGTTTATCCATCGCTGATACATCATCCGTTTTTTGCTGGGATGCCGCCCAACTATCACGCCCAGCCTGTTTGCCTTTTTCCCATGCTTCCGAATAGTTGCCATCTTTAGCGGTGTTGTATAAAACAGACACAGGATTAACCCCTACCACACCTTCGCCGATATTTTTGAAACCATCTTTGGCCGCGGCGGCCGCTTCCTTGAAGTTTCCTTTTACAAGATTAACGATAGCCGAACAAACACCACCGATACCGCTTAGAACTTGTTTAAAGGGCTTAACAATGCTATTCAGTAAAGTAGCCCCAAATTCTTTTATCACACCCCACACGCCAAGAACCGCAACCCGGAAGCCTTCAAATTTTTGCCAGCAATATGTTACGGCCGCAATAACCGCACCAATAGCAAGCGCAATCCAGCCCAAAGGTGAAGCGTAGAATGCGGCATTTAACGCCCACTGTGCGGTCGTTAACCCCCATGTAGCGGCAGTTTGTGCAATATCCAGTACCTTTTTAATACCACCTATAATTACAGCCTTTTGCGTAATCGCATAGTTCGCACCCATTGCGATAGTAAAAAAGCCCAAAGCGGACGTTAAACCAACTACAAGCGGATTACCTTCTGAAAGTAAAGAATACCAAGAACCAAAGAACCCGACAACCGTATCAAGCGTAAAGGAAACGGCGGACAACACAACATCGGCAACACTTAAACCGGCACATATAACCGGCAGGATTATTTCACCGACTTGCACCCCCATGTTTTTAAACTTGTTCCAAACTTCGGTCGCCTGTTGTACGCTGTTCTTTGAAAACTCCAAAGCCGCGTCGGTTTCCCCGGATGAGTTTGCCACGTCGTGCATTGACTCGTTATATTTGGTTATATCCGAAGTTAAAATGGCGAATGCGTTCTTAGCTTCCTTATCCACCAAACCGATTTTTTCAAGGAATGACGACTTTTGTTCATCGTTCATGTCGCCCATAACCCCTTGCAACTCTCCAAAAACATCTACAAGGCTTCTTATTTTCCCGGTTTCATCAAAAACCTTAACACCGGACTTTGCCAGCTTATCGCGAACCTCACCACGCCCCAAAACAGAAAAAGCATTTTCCATCAGGACGGCGGCACGTTCCGCCGACTGCCCTTTTCCGGTCATATAGGCGAACGTACCGGCAACCTCTTTATAGGCAATACCCATATTTGAAGCACCGGCAATAAGGTTCGGCATATAACGGGCAAAATCGGCAAACTCGCCAGCCCCGACACGTTTCGCCGCGAAAAAAGTATCAAGAACCTCCTGTGCGCTGGCATTCTCTTTACCTATGATAGATAAAGATTGGGCCAAAGCAGAAGATACTGTTTTTACATCAGTAAATCCGGCCTTGCTGCCTTTCAATGAAGCGTCCAAAATAGACAGAGACAAATCAACATCGTTCAACTGTGAGTTTATCTGTTCAAAACCTATCGGGGAAAGTACAACGTCCGTTTTGTTATCCTTTGCAATCTTTTTAAGTTTGTCTTTCAAATCGGACAACCCGGCTTCATCAAGCCGTGCGGTAATATTTACCTGCGCCAGTCCTTCATCCAAATTCATTCCGGCCTTACCGGCAAAACCTAAAGCGGCCATTCCGGTAACAAGTGGATTTTTGATAAGGCCTGCGCCCGGTATGGCATCGAAAGCATCAGAGGCCCATTTTTTGAATTTACCCCCACCGCTGGCCGTTTCCAGCGCATCAATCTCTTTTGTCAACCGGGAAATCTCTTTGTTGTATTCCCGGATCGCTGGCAAATTATCCGCCGATATCCATTCCTTTTCAGATTGAAGGGCATCGACTTTCATTTTAAGCGAACCGATAGTCTTACCCGTATCTTTGCATACCGCATCGACGGAAGAAACTTTTTCGCGTACACCGGTAAGAGCCGTTATCGTTTTATCGGACGTGGCAGTAATGCCGCCCAATTTAGCGGAAATCTTATCTTGCAGGGAAAATATGTATTCTATTTTGTTCGCCATAAATTAGTTATTAAATCCTGTTTCACCCATTCGGCCATCGCTGTTTGATGCGCCCATTCCTCATCCGTGAGTTCTTCGGGGTTTATGTGCAGATAAGCCCGGATAAGGGTATCGGCTAAAAACATCCATCCGGGCTTCTCTGCTATGTTTGTTCGGCTTATAATTTTTTTAGTTCGGCCTCTTTCACTTCGATAAGGTCAGCCAGCTTTGCAGATACGCCCAAAAATAAGGCATCGTCTTTTTTAATTTCTTCGTCACCGGCAATCCAACAGTTGTTCAGAAGTATTTCGTTATACTTCATCGGGTCTGACTTGCCAATGACGGCCGCCGCTCCGAGGGCTTTACGGTCGGGCTTATGCAGATAAGCCGTTTTTCCTTCAACTGTTACCTGAAACACATCGCCGTGTTTCTTTTTCCATTCCTCAATCTGTTCGACTGTTGCTTTGTTTTCTTCGTTCATCGTTTTTAAGTTTATTAAATTACATTCGGTTCCATGTCACAGGCGATAAAAGGCAAGGCATGTTCCTGCTGCAAATCACCTTCTTTAATCACGTATGGGGCTTCCGTAATGGAAAGGTTGATAATCTTGTCCGTTTGGATAACTCCGCTTTCAGGCAGATAAGACACAATAGCGTCAAACTCCAAATCGGTAATATCATCATGTCCTTTTGCCTTTGCGGCGGCCTGTAAGGCTATCAGTTCAGACTGGAGCAACGTAATAGTACCTTCATACTCCTTTTTACCTAACTGAATACCGCGTGCCTTCTTTCCGGTTGCAAAAAGGCATTCCTTTTGCCTTTTCATCTTGTACTCAATACCACGAAGTCCGGTTACTTCCTTGCCCAGCATGACGAGTTTTACGTCAATCCAAGCATATTCTTTTGAATTAAAACTGCTCATTATTCACTTGTATTATAGAGGTTGCTAAATGACAAATCCACATCTATTTCTTTCAACAGCGCAGTAGGGACAATCTTACATTGAACCTTTAGAGAGCCGGTAGAAATCAAATTCTGGGCCGGGTTGATATAAGCCTTAAAGCCGCTTATCTCGCCGTCCATATCCGTATTAATGGAACGGATGATTGATTGCTCGAAAGACTTGCAGACAGGTTGCGACAACTGGCCGGTATCGGCATCAACCATGATGCTATCCAGAATTTCGTCAATATATGTCTTATAACAGATAACAACGGCTTTCTGAATAACCCGGATAAGACATAACCGGTGATAATCATCTGTGGAAGCAACGGCCGTCGCATCATCATTCAGGTAATAACCATTTTTGCCAATATAGGTGCGATAAAATATATAGCCGGCATCATGAAGAATATTCCAAAGAGCGTAATCCTCTTCCGGCTTCTTTCCGTCCATCAGATAACCATCGGCAGCAATATTACCGTCTTTCACACGACCGATAGAAATATTGACCGGGCAGGTGGCGGCACGTCCGAGAACTTGACCGATTGCAGCGGAATACAATTTGCTGCCACCATAAAGGCCGTCAGAAGCCAGTACGACACTAACGCTATTTTGCGATCCTTCGCGCGGCTGGTAAAGATTATCCGTTTCACCACTCCAACCGATAGCGGGAATCAATACCACAAACGGGGCTATTTTCTCCATGTACGCTTTAACGACAGATTGGGCCGCGGTAATGGCGGTAATCACATCTTTGTCAATGCACTTTTCAAGTGTGGGCGTATAAGAAGCGGGGGCATTACGGTTCACGCCGACAAGACGGATACGTCCGGCCGCGGAATCTATCAATGTTTGCAGAGGCGATCCGGCTTCGGTGGAACAAATCTGTGTCAATGTGGTAGCCTCACTGACTACCAGCAAATGAAGTTCCGCACCATCACCGGCGGCCGCATAAAAGGCCGACACGTCTTTATAGACTAAAGGGTTGGTTTCTTTGTTGATACCCAGCTTTGCAAGGTCGTTGCTGGAAGAAAGTACATACACTTTGTTAAGAGCGAGCTTTCCTTCCACGGCCGTTCCGGTTAAAATCAATCCGGAAATGCCATCATCCGAAAGGGTTACAGTACCGATGTTACCGTTACCCAGCGTAATATTTACATTTGGTAAACTCATATTCTGTTGTTTAATAGGTTTTTAATTCACCCTTTCCACATTTCTTTTGATGGGAAACGGCCTTATCACGTTCATGTCCGAGAAAAACCATGTTGTCACCGGTAACATGAAAGTTTAAACTATCCGGGTAGGCTTCCCGGTATTGTGCCAAAAAGGCAGGTTCATTAGCCGGTACGGTAACCGGGGTTTCTTCTGTACGCTTTTCTTTTGCCATTCTAACGACGTTTTAATAGTTTTAAAATAACCTTCCAAATTGAAGGCAGATATTTAATCAAAAGGACAACCGCAAGCAATCGGCAAAGGTAAATTTGAGCCTGTTGCCACCATGTAAGCCGGTTGATATAGACCGTTTCACCGGGCACATATTTAGGCACGTAAATAATAGAATCCTTTGCCGGTATATAAATCGTGTCATGCTTGGCATTCGCCTTGTAGTCCAGCTTCCCGTTATCAAAAGAAAGGCTGCTTTCAACCCCAGCACTTTTCAATTCGTTATAAGCCTTCATTACAACCTGATTACTGCTGTCACATTCAAACAAGGCTGTTAGAAGTGCCGAATCAGGCGACAGGTAAACAGGCACAAGGCGTTCCGTTGCTATATTAGCCGGTGGGTTCGCGGGCGTGCCCTTCGCATTTTTCAGCCCGCCGCAACTCGTCACGTACAGGACAAGAAGTATCAGCGTGAGGGCAGGTATTGACTTTTTCAACAGCCCGGCGAAGCCGTTCCAATTCTTTTCGTATTGCATAAATCTCCTTTTTTAGCGGTTCGACCACCTGTTCCATCAGGATGGCCATTGCCTTTTTAACATTATCCAGTTCGTCGCCGCGTGTGTCCGTCTTGGAGGCTTCCACTTGCGCCCGGAGCCCGTCGACTTCTGCGTCGTACTTCCTGCGTAGCAGTACAGCCGTAAGCCACGCGCTTAACGGTGCGGATATGATTGCGGCTACCAGCGATATTATTTCAGACAATTCCATCCTGACTTCTTAGGTTATTTGTTCAGCAACTCCCAGCCGGAATATATGTCATCCATGATGGCGGGAACGCCGTTTTCCACTTGACTGATAGCCGCCGCAAAACTGCACATGGTCGCTTTGTCGTTCACATCCGGCACATAGGTCGTTGGTACTTGCATTTCGCGGCAAACTCTTTGTATATATCCGGCGGTGTTATTCTCTATCTTTGGAGCATAGCGGTTGATAAAATCCGCTATCGTCTGGCATTTGTGTAATTTGCGATAGTTCTGCAAAGTACGGATCAGGGCACGATAACCATGTGCCATTGTCTCAAACTGGAAAAACGCCTTGTCCGTCTGCACCGCCCGAAGCCCCTGCCATTTATCTTTCGACAAACGGAGATTGCCGGGGTTATTGTTTCTTAATCCGCGCGTCATGCTTTAGGCTGGGTTAAAGTGATTGTAGCGGTTTTTGTCACATCTTCGGCAAGCGTCAGGGTAATAACGCCTTCTTTTGCGGCTTCACCGGCCGAATTATCCAAAGCAGTTACCAATAAAACTTTATCCTGTTTTACAACCTTAAAGCCTTCCGGTTCTGTATATGCGTAGTCAGACGAAGCGCTTACCGCAAATTGCTTTGTTCCACCGTTAACCGGGTAAGCGATTGTTTTCGGGGTAACTGATATTTCAGGCACATAAGCCGAACTGGCAATCGCGCCGATAGCTTCCATCTTTTTCGGCAGTACGATAAAATAATGACGGAAGTTAATCAGATTTTCTTGTGTTGTCGGACTTTTTACCGCTTCCGAATAGTACATCTTCGTCTTACCTGAAGCCTTGAACATGCGTTTTACATAGAAAGCGACCGAAGCCTGACATGTGCCATCCAAAGCCGTTTCTCCGAATTTCTTTTTTACTCCGTTAGTGGTGAATGACGGGCAGCTGACAAACTCGTAAACTTCAAAGCCGTACAGGTTGGCTATCTTGCCGGACGTATAATTGTAATACTGGTCTTTGAATTTCTGATCCACGAGTAAAAGGTCGTTCACATGGTCTGTGCACAACACAAGCCGACGGCCTTCGGTCGGAATTTCCATCTTATCAAATTTATCTTTCAACGCAATAATGTCCTTTGTCGTAATCCTGCGACGACCGTTATCGTTTGCCCCGGTGGTAAGAACTACCGGTGTCAAAGCAGAATCTTTTTGAGGCGCAAGGGCATGAATTGCCTTCTTGAACTTGTTCACCAGGATAGCTTCACCGTGACGTTCTTTGTGGCTTGCCATCTTATCATAAGAACAGGCATAAAGTTCATCATCCGTGACACGGGTAGCCTTTGTTTGGTATTTATCCAGACTGATAGCAACGTCGCCATCTTCCAAATCTTGGATAGGAATAGGATAAGTTGTATTGTTAATCAAAACGTCAGGATCACCGCCCACGTCGATAAGGTGAATAATATCGTTTTCGGCTTTATCGGAATAGTCGGGAATACCATCCAGCCATGTAGCCGTAATTCCGGCACGCAATTTCTTAATTAATTCACCCGTCCAAATTTCCGTATATACACCGGCACAAGCCGAACCATTCGGCAGAAAGTTGCCCGAAACAATCGACGCACCTACGACGACCGCCGCACCGGCAGAGGCCGGAACACCCATTGCAACGGCAAGAAAAAGCCCCATCATTGCATTAATAAGCAACCGGGAAAAGAGTTTAAATCCTGTTTTCATTTTTACCTGTTTTAAAATTAGTAATTGGGACAATCCACACCATATTCGGCCTTAAACAGCTTCATATAAGTGGGCTTGTCATTTTCTTTCAAGTTTTCCATCTGATCCGCCGGAACATCAGACAATTTTTTCCAATCCAAAGCCATAGAACCGGAACCGCCGGGCTGGTTTATCAAATTCATCGGCTTTTGTATCGGTGTCATGGAATCAAAAGTCAACTTTAGGCTTTCAATACCTACCTTTTTACCCAATTCGATAAAATGCGCTTCCTTTTCCGGCATAATCAGGCGTTTGCCTGTGGCTTCTTTTACTGTTTGCGTAATAGCAGACAACTGCATTTCTTCTTTCTCCTGTTGTAATTGCTGGTTAGCCAATTTATAGCCGTTCAGCACTTCAATAGAAGAAAGAATTTCATTTTCTCCAGCCGTTTCCGGCAACCCCAATTTCAGGGCGATAGCTTTGTAATCCATCTTTTCTTCGTCTTTTTGATTGTTGATATTAGTGAGTAATGGCAGACCGTCCGAGTTTTCACCGGCCGCCAGTTTTAATTCCTGACCTTTGAAAGTGAGTACCAGCGGCAAAGCGTTGTCATTTCCGCCGATGTCAACCATACTTATTTCAATTAACTTGCTTCGTGTAGCAGTAGCCCGGTATTGGCCCGGCTTTATCAGTTCCGGCGCGTCGCTGGTTTCTGTTACCTCAAAATTAGCGGAAGCCATTTTTAACGTACCCTTATCCCATTGCTGCTTTGCAAGTTTGCTTTCATCGCGTACTTCATCAAAGTAAGGTTCGCCGGTGATTTTATCGCCTTCCTTTTTTATATCTTTGATGCAGCCGATAATAATACCGCGCCAGTGCATCCACAACAACACAGGATTGCGTTCGTATTGCGAAATATCAACGCCATCGGTTTTAACCCACGTTCCGTAACAGTTTACGGACTCATCACTTATAATTATTCGCTTTGCCATTTACTACATGTTACATCGTTTTAATACTGCATTTCTGCGCTTTATCCGGTGCAAACATAACCCCCTAAAATAATCCGCACAAAAAAGTGTGTAACCGTTACGCGCTTGTGTGAAAGCATTTTATAATAGATGGAAAGCGTTTCACCCTTAATTGCCTCGCCCACCTATACTTAACAATTTTGCCAAAAAGTAAAGCGATAATTATGTCTAAAAAGGAATTGGAAAAAAGTAAGGAATTGGCACGCATGTACTACCTGAATGGCGAAACACAAAAACTTGTGGCCGAAAAGGTAGGGGTTAGCCGCGTAACGATTAACAAGTGGGTAGCCGATGGTGGTTGGGACACTATGCGCGTGGCGAAAACCATCACCCGGAAAGAAATCATTACTAAAATGATGCAGGAAGCTAACAAGAAGTTGGAAGAAGGGAAAATGTCCTTTGATGAGATGTCGAAGTTGGCCGCGTCCATCGAAAAGATAGACAAGCAAACCAATGCCATTACTATTTATGAAGTATTGACCGCCTACAACGAATGGCTGGTGGTTCGTTCTGGGATAGACAAGGAACTTACAACCGACCTGATTAAAACAATGAATCGCTACCAAGATATATTTCTGAGTGAACAGGTAGGTAAAAACAAATTCGCTTAAATGACCGGGAATACATTAAAACAAGCGCAAGAAAGGTGGAAACAGCTATCGGAAACGATACAGAATATGTCCACCGTCAACGTAGCTGAAACGAAAGCTGCGCAATTAGAACGTATTGAACGCGCCCGGAAAGATTATGCCTATTTCGTGGAATACTACTATCCGCATTATTGCACGGACAAAGTAACCGGGGAAGTAACACCGTCGGCAAAGTTTCATATTGAAGCGGCAAAAAAGATACTTCAAAACAGGGATATAAAAGCCGTATTCAAGTGGGCACGCGGCCACGCCAAATCTACCCACATGGACGTAATGATACCAATGTGGCTAATGTGCCAAAAACAACGGCAAATCAACGTCATGGTATTGGTCGGAAAGTCCGAAGATAGCGCACAAACTTTGCTGGGTGATATACAAGCCGAATTGCAATATAACAAACGGTACATCCACGACTTCGGGTCACAATACAATTCGGGAAACTGGCAGGATGGCGAATTTGTCACCAGTACCGGGATCGCCTTCTTTGCCCGTGGACGTGGGCAATCTCCGCGCGGTCTAAGATATAGAAACCGCCGCCCGGACTACATAGTCATTGACGACTTGGACGACGACGAATTGTGCGAAAACGATACCCGTGTCAGAAAGATAACCGAATGGGTGAAAGAAGCCTTATTCGGGGCTTTCGGGGCGGAAGGCGGCCGTTTTATCATGGTTGGTAATCTTATCAGCAAGTGCAGCGTATTGGCTAATATAGCCGCGTCAAAAGGCGTATTCGTCAGTCAGGTGGACGTATTGGATAAAAAAGGCAAACCGTCGTGGCCCGAATACTGGACTATGCAACGCATTCAGGCCAAACGCGAATTTATGGGCTACCGGGCCTTTGAAAAGGAATACATGAACAATCCTATCAAAGAAGGGACGGTGTTTCGTAAAGACTGGATTCGCTGGAAAAAAATGTTTTCACTTGACCGGTATGAAAAGATTGTGGCTTATTGCGATCCATCCTTTAAAGGCAGCACGCAAAACGACTATAAGGCGATTAAGGTTTGGGGAAAGATCGGAACAGAGTTGCACCACATAGCCGCCTTTGTCCGGCAATGTTCGGTTAGCGAAATGGTGCGCTGGTTCTACGACCTTCACGAGCGTATGCCGGAAGGCGTGATATGCGAATACTACATAGAGGCTAATTTCCTTCAAGATATTCTTTTGGATGAATTTACAACGGAAGGAAAGCTACGGGGTTATCAATTACCTATACAGGCAGACAAGCGTAAAAAGCCCGATAAATTCGCCCGTATTGAAGCCGTTTCGCCACTGTGGGAGCGCGGCTTTGTCTTCTACAATGAAAGGCTGCAAAATGATCCTGATATGTTGGCCGGGATAGAACAAACCCTTTCAATCGAAAAAGGAAGCCGGACGCACGACGACGCGCCGGATGCCGACGAAGGGGCTATTTATATCCTTCAAAAATACACAAGAATACAAGAGTATCAACCCAGCTTTGGTATGCGCCAAAGCCCTAAAAATTCATGGTAATATGATTAAGTTATTCAAAGGAATCATTCTGAATTACAGAGTAAAAAGAGCCGTTAAGATGGCAAAAGAATTATCGGAAGCGAGCAAACGCAAGTACATCGTTTTAATGGTGGCCGGTGTTCCTAAAGTCTATTCCAAGCAGGAATTAAAGAACCTGATACAAAGACGTGTATTCAAGAAGGGCACGACTATTCAGGACTTGGAAAAACGGGCAATCCTTATAACCGCATAGCCTATGTTCCTGACTGAAAACGACTATATCGTGGCTTCGGCGGATGCGTTGACAATCTTTTCACAAAGCACGCCGAAAAAGCGCGAAAAAGCCGAAAAAATGGCTATTGAGGAAATTGCCGGTTACCTGCGTAGCCGGTACGATACCGGGCTTATTTTTTCGGCCGTTGGTGACAATCGTAATGATGTCATAGTAATGCACGCCTGTGATATAACGCTGTACCACCTTGTTTCATGGCTTCCCGGCAAAATGGGTCGCGAGATTAGAAAAGAGCGTTACGAACGGGCGGTTAAATGGCTGGAAGAAGTCCAGGCCGGAAAGGTTACGCCGAATTTGCCAACCTGTACCGGCGAGGATGGAGAGGAAGATATAAACAACCCCGTAAAGTGGGGTTCGGGAAAAAGCAACACTTATATTTGGTAAGATGGGTAAAAAAAATCGCATAAGTAACGACCTGTGCATAGGCGGGTTTAACCTTGCTAAGGAGAGCGACCGGAAACGGCTTAGCTCCATGATGGTGGAATTAAAGCTACAAGCGGACGCGCTCACACAAAAAGACCTGAAAAATTGGCGGCAAGCGTGGCAAATGGCATTGAATGTAGAAAATCCGCGCCGCGGCCCTCTGTATGATATTTATACGGATATAGATGCAGATTTGCACCTGACCGGCTGTATCGGCCAGAGGAAAGGCTTTGTTTTGAAAAAAAGTTTCAAACTGGTAGACACCAAAGAAAAAGAGAACGAAGAGGCAACCAAGCTGTTTGAAACCGGATGGTTCAAAGATTTAATAGGCTATATCTTGGATAGCCGGTACTGGGGGCACTCGCTTATTCAGTTGGGCGATGTTGTAACCGTTGACGGAAAGATGCGGTATAAAGACGTTGAGCTGATTCCACGTAAACATGTGATACCTGAATACGGTGTTATTATCAGGGAACAGGGCGACGAATGGAAACAAGGGTATGATTACAGGAACACCTCCTTATCCGATTGGGTAATCGAAGCCGGAAAGCCTAAAGACCTCGGTCTGTTCCTGAAAGCGGCACATCAGGCCATACCCAAAAAGAACATGCTGGCTTTTTGGGATCAGTTCGGCGAAATATTCGGTATGCCCATCAGAATTGCCAAGTCAACGGCCCGCGATCCTAAAGACCGGTCACGCATTGAAAACATGCTGGCTTCTATGGGGGCGGCCGCATGGGGGCTATTCCCCGAAGGAACGGAAATTGATATTAAGGAGACAACAAGGGGAGACGCTTTTAATGTGTATGACAAGCGTGTTGACCGGGCCAATAGCGAAATAAGCAAAGGTCTGCTTAACCAGACAATGACTATTGATAACGGTAGTAGCTTGTCACAATCGGAGGTGCATCTTGAAGTTTTTGAAAATGTAATTGAAAGCGATGCCGACTTGGTTAAGGATATAGTGAACGACCAGCTGATTCCACGGATGATTAAGCACGGCTTCCCGCTCAAAGGCTTACGTTTTGTTTATGACGAAAGTATAGACTACACGCCGGAACAGCAGGTTGCGTTTGAAACAATGATTGTCGACCGCTACGAAGTTGATCCAAAATATTTCATAGACAAATATAATATTCCGATTATCGGGGAAAAGAAGGTACAAACACAACAACTTTCAAAACCTTTTTTCGACTAAGCCCCGATGTATATACGGGGCTGCACAAAAGGGCGGCAGAATTATACGGAGATAACAACCTGATATTATCCGCTGACAATCACCCGGACACTTCGGACGTGGAAGCTGCTTTCAACAGAGCTGCAAAATGGTTGCATGATAACCGCATATTCGGAGCGGCCATGCTACGGGAAGATGCTGTTATTGGCTTGATTGAAGAAACGGCTTCCTTCTTATCCAAAGGCATAGAACGGGGATTGGAAGAATGTTCGCCATCTGAAACAATGGTGAACAGCCTGCGCGAAAGTGTCGGCGTATTTTCCGGCTTTAAAACCTTTCACGAAATGAAAGAAGCCGCCGGAATGCTTTTAGATGAAAGTGGTAATATAAAACCGTTCGAACAGTATTATAAAGACGTTCAAACCCTGAACGAAACTTATAATAAGTTCTACTTAAAAACCGAATACGATTTTACCGTTGCCAGCAGTGAGGCGGCCGCACGGTGGGAAGACCAGCAGGACGACGGGGAAGGCCGGTATCTATTGCAATACCGCACGGCCGGGGATAACAAGGTAAGAAAGGCACACCGGGAACTGGAAGGAATAACCCTACCGGCTTCCGATCCTTTTTGGAATAGTTATTATCCGCCGAATGGTTGGCGTTGCCGTTGCACCGTTGTAAAGGTGCGGGCTGCAAAATATCCGGCGACGAATAGCAAAGAAGCCATTGAAGCCGGAAGTAAGGCGACGGCAGGGAAATATGCCGAAATGTTCCGCTTTAATCCCGGAAAGCAGCGTGCGGCTTATCCTGCTTATAATTCCTATACGATTAGCAAGTGTGCCACCTGCAAGAAGAACGGCATGAAGCTGGCGAAGGTGCCCGACAATGAACTTTGCGCAGCGTGTCCGATCATCCGCGAATGCGCCGGGGACATAACCAAATCACAGACCGCCATTGAGCGCAAGCACTATCTAAGAGAAATGCAGCCGCTTCTGAAAAAGAGAGTCATGCTGGAGATTGACGGTGTACAAAAAAGTATCGGATTCCGAAAGGAAGGAAACGAGCATTTGTATAGTGATACGTTTGGTCGGTCGTCAGTTCTAAAGAAAGACCATTTATCCGGACTGGATAAAGTGCTGGGAAAAGCGGTCTATGTGAAAACATCGGATTCGCTCAGCCATGAACGAAAGGATAAAATCAAACGGTTCCATTATCTGGAATCGGAGATAGATGGAAAAATGGTTTATTTGAATGTGGCGGAAACGGACGAAAAGTCGAAAAAAGGTGTTATTTGGCACAATCGCTTCTTGTATTCGGTTACGGACAAAATAAAATGAAAGCACCCATTGGCGCCGTCTTAGGTTCCAAGACCAGGTGTGGCCACACAATGAATGCTTTCATAGCGCAAATATACAATTAATAATTTAAAAGTCAATGTCATGGACGGAAATTTCAAGAAAGAAGTTATTGACCGGTCGCTGGATGACATAAAGGTCGAACTGGACGAAGAATTTGACCGCAACTTTGAACGTAAGTCTTTCTTTAACGAAAAGGAATGGCCGGAAAGAAAGTTCGACGACGGTGTCGGATCACTTATGCAGCGAAGCGGCGGACTAAGAGGCAGCGTTCGTTCCCGAAAGCGTGGTGTCGAACTTGCTTATTCTTCATCCAAGCCATACGGGCGCATACATAACGAAGGCGGCGCAATAAAAGTTACCCGGAAGATGAAAGGCTATTTCTTTGCCCGCCTGAAAGAAATAGAAGGGAAATATACCTATAAAAAGGATGGGGAAAAAAGAAACAACAAACAGAACCGCCTGCTTTCGGACAAAGAACAATTTTACCGGGCTATGGCATTAAAGAAGGTCGGTTCAACAATCACCATGCCGGAACGTCGGTTTATCGGGAACGGCAGGGCAACGGATAAAATCATCCGGGAAATAGCGGAACAGAATATTGAGGACTATTTTAAAAAACATAATATTATAACTCCATGAGAAAAGAAGTTTATCAAATTCTAAAAAAAAGGCTTCAACAGCTAATTACCGATGAAGAAAGTAATATTCGCTTTGTTTCTGAACGCCAAATAGCCGAAAAGGGGGAAACGCCAACTTACGCAATCAAACACATAGGACTATGGAATAGGCAGGTTGAATTTATAGAGGAAGAAACGCCGTTTCTTATGCCGGCCATATTTATAGAGTTCGGGAAAATAGATTGGAGAAGCCAAACAGGAGGTTTACAAGATGCAAACCTTACAATTGGGTTGCACGTGCTTACAAATGCCGTTCCTGAGGGCTACGACGGGGAAGTGTTTCATCTTGATTTGTTGGATAAGATAAATTATTGCCTGCACGGCTTTAATAGCGGAAGCATGGGAACATTGACACGTGTAACCTCTATCCCCTGCCACGACCACGAAGAAATATTGGATAACACGGAAATATTCAAATGCTTGGTACAGGATGATACGGCCGTAAAGAAACAGGTTAAGATATCGGCAAAGCCTAATATTACCGTTACCTAAAAGAATGAAAGTTGCAAGGCTTCTTGTTTGGCTACTACGTCAGGGTTGGCCGCCGCATTGATATAGTTATAGAAAGTCTTTTCCGATATGCCATATATCGGCCAAATATAACGCTTCCAAATAGCCCGGTTAGACAAACCGGTCTTTGCATATTCGTCATATATTGCATTGACTTCTTTAACACGCTTAACGTATGAACAACCTTGTAAAGCCATTTATTAATCGGGATTTTTAATAAGTACAAAATTATCAAAAAGATACAGGACTACAAAAGAAAAGCGGGCTAAATTTACTTAACCCGCTTTTTGTAAAGCAACAAACCTATATTTTTTTCCTATCATTCGATATAATAGGTTTGTAACATCATTCCGTTTCGCTTAATAAACAATACCGTCTTTCCTTCATCTGTGCGAATTTCCGTTGTTACTTCGCTACGGGTGATTGTCTTATTTTCTTTTAGGCTGACTATTGCAGTATCAATAAAGAATTTAAGTGCATCAAAGTTGCTTTTATTATTTTGAATTATCAGGCCGTTATACTGCTTATCTACCCACGTTTGAATGATTTTTAACCAGCGCGGTTTGTTGTTGGGTATGATGGATTTATATTTCAGTTTCATCTTGGTTAGAGTGATTTTAATAGTTCTTCTTTAGACAAAGCATAGTTTTTCTCTAATTCAAATTCATAAACTTCCACCCTGTATCCAGCACTTTCTCCTGCACGTAGTTTATACTTAGAAAATGGTTCGTTAGGTTTATTGGTATCATAATTAAAGCGAGAAGTAACTTCAACTGTTTCTACCATAAATTCCTGCACTTTATTGTTATAAATAGCCCAAACCTTTTGACCGGGCGTGAATTTTGTTTCTATTCTCATATTAGTCCCTTTCTTATTAGTTATACTCCAATTATCTTATCATTTATACGAAATATGCTATCGCTCACAAAATCGTATATCTTATACATAAGTTCCGGTTCCTGTTCCTTTGGAGAATAGACCATTACTCTTTTGCCTGCACCTTTCATCCATCCTGCTTCTGTGTTAGCAGACCGACCACAAGGAAGAACCATAACACAGACATCCGCCCACTTCATGCCGTTAAAATCTGAATCAAATCCTTTTTGTGCAATCGGGTGATTAAGAGCTTCACGATATTGCTCTGTTGTCCAGTTTTGCCAGTTAGGGTCTATATCAGACCATTGGAAGCCACCATTACCATGAGGAGGATTCTTAAAATCGTAAACCTCATGTCCTAAATCACGGAGAATACCTACAACGTCCTGTTGAAATACATTTCTCCAACTACTTGCTACATAAATTTTTGCCATATACTATAATTTTAATTTTTAAATTATTATTTTTGTATCGTTATTGTACTTGTGGCCGAATGGATAAGCTCCATCTGACAAATGGATATGTAGGTTCGAATCCTACCGGGTATATACTGTTACTAAAAATAAACAATCATTTTATGAAAGAATTCCTGCTATCAATTATAGCTGGGATGTTATCAAATAAAATATCAGATTGTATCAGAAATTGTCAGAACCCCATCCCAGTAACAGCGAAAACAACAACTTACTCCTACTTAAATCTTGGTTTTTACAAGCGTTTAAGGATAAGTGAAAAGGGTTGAGAGTAGACAGGGAGACGGATTTGCACCCCGTCTCCTTTTTATTTCTTTCTCATATAGTTTTGATGTTATTTATCTGTTAGAATTTTCTTCATAAACTTACGATACTCTTTCACGGAAGAAGGGTGCATGTTTCTGCTTTTCATGACTTGCATAATTTGGATAGTATTATATTTCCGATACTCCGTTGGTACTTTACGAAAAACGCCATACCTTAATACAATATTTCTTAACCCTTGTGGCAACTTCAAAGCCTTTATAGCCTTTTGCTGTTGCGGTACAGAGTAAGGCAGATAATTACTATCCCAATTTCCAAACACTGATGCAGTGTGATTGATTTTATTTGCTATTCTTGTTCTCATTTCTTTATTTTTTATAAATTAGTTATTTTTTCTATTGCCTTAAAAATTTCATAAGCCACCTGCGGAACTATTGCGTTGCCATAGGCTTTTATACTTTCTTTTCTCCATTTAGAAAAGGTAATACCGTCCAATCTGTCGGAAAACCCATCATCTCGGCTACAAATAGGGGATTGAGTTGGGAAGTTCCGAAATGGTTCGGCAAACAACTTTGGGTTTTCGCGCATTGTCCTTTGAAATCCCTCGCTTGTGGCGTTGGAAGCATTTGAACATATCTCGCAAGTCCCAAACTTCCGTTCTGTCCGTTCTGATTGACCTTTCTCGGTGTCCCGTTCTTGGTGGTTATAAAAACATCGTTTTTTCCTATTATAGCCCCTATTGTCGCATCGCTTGCCATTGGAGTAGGAAGTAATCCGAACTTTGCGCCTGATGCCAAATTGTTTAGTTTTATCCCGGTTCTGTCTCCTAAACGTTTTGCTTGTGCCATAGGATGTTCTATTACTTCCACTACTCTCGGAGTAGGCAATAAACCACACCCTGTCACGTCTGTGCGGTGCGCCGATACTGCAAGCTGGTATAAGTATCGGCTGGACTGAATATCCTTCACGCTCAAGGTCTGAACAGACTGTTTCGATAACATATTCTTGTTCAAGTAGCGTTTCCTTGTCAGTCGCTTCAAACAAAGAGGTTTGACTTTCCACTGTAATTTCACAGCCGGGCTGTACCATACTGGCGATTCCAGCAACGTTTTCACCAATAACAAAAGCCGGTCGCACTTCCCGGATGGCACGAAGCATTTCCGGCCAGAGATAGCGTTCGTCATTTGCTCCCTTTCTTTGTCCGGCAAGGCTGAAAGGCTGGCAGGGAAATCCGCCTGTGAGAATATCAACCTTTCCTTTCCATTTGGAAAAATTTGTTTTTGTAATGTCTTCATAATGTTCTGAATTAGGAAAATAATACTTTAATATCTTTCCGCACCATTCGTTTATTTCACAATGAAAAGCATTTTCCCAGCCCATGTATGCGGCGGCTATTTCAAAGCCGCCGATACCTGAAAATAAACTTGCGTGTACCATGCTTAAAGCGTTTCAGGCGCATAGGCCATTACATAGGTCGTTACATCACAGGTAACTATCACGCGGCCGGAACCCTTGCATTGCTCGCAAACATGCCCGTCTATACTACCGCTACCTTCACAGACCTTGCACGCCACCACATGGGGCGGAATAGTCTTTGTTCTTTTTACACCTTTGGGTTCTTGCGTTACCTTTGGCTTTCTAAATCTGTCTAAAATGTTTCCCATATCGTTTTATTACTTTAATATTATTACTTGCTTTCATCAGCTACCCAGTTGATTGTTACAACCGCTTTTAATTTCTTATGCCCCTTACAAACCGGGCATTCTACCTTTACACTTTCATGTGTCAGTTCATCCATTCCCCAGAACCAGCCGTTGCCGTGGCAATAGCCGCAAGGTACGCCGCCAAACTCCGTTTGTTCAACCGGGTGTTCCTTTGGGAACAATGGCGGCGAGATTAATAACATTGGTTGCTGCTTGCTCATGCTTCTGTCATACCTAAAGGAACACACACCCATGCACCGTTTTCGTTTTTCACTTCTGCACGAATAAACTGCTTGCTGATTGCCGGTTGATAGGCTTCTTCGATAATCTGAACGCCTTCCATGAAGCGTTCATTTCCGGCTTCTTCCGCGATTTTACGCAATTGTACTACGCGGCTGGCCTTTAGTGTGCCCTGTGCGTCACGAGCCAACAAGCGAAGTACCATTTTTACAAGCGATTTTGTTTTTTCATCACTGGCAAGCCCTTCAATGTATTCTTTCACAATGGCAATGCCATCTTCAACCGTATCGCGATAACCGTCTGTCGTGTAAACGCCTATGGTTATACGCTTGTCACCTTTTGAGTTGGTAAACGTGTCGCTGCGCTGGCCGTCCTTTTTTAGTTTCAGCACATCGGCTTTCATGTCGATAACATTTCTAAAATCATTCAAAACCGAGGCCTTTGTGTCCTTAATACCTTGACTAAGGCACATCAAAGCCGGAACCGTTCTTTCAATGGTTTCATCTACTAAGTCGCGGTAAGCCTCGCGATCTCTTTTCGCCTGTTCTTTGGCATTCTTTTCAGCCTGTGCAGTCTTAAACGCTTCAAACTGTCTCAATTCTTCGTCCGTCATTTCAACGGCTTTTCTTTCTTCTGTCATAGCTTTAATTAATTTAATTGTGAATAATCAGTATTTTTATTGCCTTTCCGCTGTATCATCCTTATCTTGATACACAGTAGGTCTAATTCTTCGGTAGTCAGTTTTCCGAACTCCTTACCGGATATTCGTGGGTTCTTGCAGAAGGCATTAACACTATTCCAATCTGTTGTATCAATGCCGTGCTTTTGCAGAAGATGAAGGGCGGCGGATCGCTTGCGCCTTAATTCCTCGCGTGCTATCTCACGGGCCTTATAACCATTTGATTGTCGTTGCATCCCGTCACACATAGCATCATATTCTTTGTCGGTCATTTCCTTTAAAGAATCCGTCCTATTGTTGGTATATTGCCGGACTAAATCAATTTTCAATTCATCTTTATCTATTGTCGGCATACGGCCAAGAAGGGCGTAAAACCGTGAATAATTTCGTTTCATAAAATTTTGATTTATTTATTACTCATTCCAGTATTGTGCTGCTCCTTCGGCCCATATCGTATAATGATTACCCGGTTTCGTTATGAAGCGCCCTTTACAAATAGCCCGGAAACCCTGCACGAATATTTTCACATCAGCGTCATAAGCTACTTTTTTCGCGGCCCGGCCTTCGGGCTTAATGCCTTCCGCATGGCTTATGAATATTAAAAGTTTATTTCTGTGCTTTTCCTTTAGTGCCTTATAGGTCGCATAGTTTAAACCTGAATACTGAAAACTGTCAATTATTACGGCTTCGGGACTTCTGCGTTTAGATAATCGCTCGCTTAAATCGGTCATACTTTCACGATCCAATATTATAAAGCGTTTGTTCACCTCGTCCATGCGGAAACGCTCAATATTATTTTTAAGTGAAAGGCTTGTACTTTCTTCCAAACTGTCATAAGCTACCTTGTTAAAAAACTGACACAAATACTTTGCAAGTTGCATAACAAAAGCCGTTTTCCCGTTACCGGAGTCCCCCCAAACAATCCACACGCCTGTACGTCCGGGAGTTCCGAAAGCAATTTCCCATTTATCCGTAAAAGGGAGACTGGCAATGTTCATTGATTGTATTTCTTTAGGGGAATAGGCGCGTTTCATGCTTTTACTTCTTTTACGGCTACCTTGCAACGGGTAGCGGTTACTATTTTATTAGCTAACTCCAAATTATCAAGTTCGATAACTATTAACCCTTCCGTTCTTGCACGGCGTACCCGGAGATCGCAAGGGTATTCACCTTCACCCCATAAAAGCAGAACATGCGCGGCGTATTGGGCTTCCATGCCAAGTTGATAGACCTTTTTCAACATATCAAGCCCCCTTTCTTATTTTTTCAATTTCCGTATATACCCGGCGAAGGCTTCCACCTGTGCGGTTTACCACTTTCATAACCTCCGTGCCTTCCGGGGCGTTTAATTTCGCCACCATCGCCGCTTGTGCCTTTAGGAATGCTTCGCGCTCTTTTCCGTCGTCCGGGGTTACTTTGCTGTATTTATCACCATAACGGGAGAACATTTCGGTATATCCTACTTTTTTGCATTCAATAGACCGGTTCATCTTTTCTTTCAAACCGTCAGCCCCCATCATGTACCAAGCACAACAACGTTCCGTAGCGTTCCAAAGGGCTTTCAACTCCAAAAAGGCTTCATATTGCAGGTCGCCTCCTTCATCAAGAATAATTAAAGGGCGTTCCAGCGTTTTCAGGTAGAAACAAAGGTCGTCGTAAACATCGCAATACCTGCCGTTGTTGTTTACTCCAAATTCTTTTGCTATGAAGCGTATCAGGCGTTGTTTGGTCTTTACCTGCGAACAATCGACATATATAGCGTTCTTGTGGTTCTTTACATACAGGCGTGCCGTAAATGTCTTCCCTATGTTTGCCATATCACACAATACGGCGGAAACGCTACTTTCTTGACACATTGCCAACTGTTCGGTTATATAGACAAAAGTCGGTGTTTCGGCCGCTTGCCACTGAATTTCATTATTCAGCGATACATTCAAGCGACGGGCAAGGCAAATCCAATTTGTGTCGCTAACCTGTTTGTTAATTTTCCCTTTTTTCAGAACATTGTACACGCTGGCGGAAATGCCAAGTGCGGCGGCGTGCTTGTTATCCGAAGGGTAATTTTCCCGGTTTACCGTAATGGCTTCGAGAATACGTTGTTTAATATCGTTCGTTACTTCCATGTTATAATAATGTTTTAATGTTATTCTAATACTGTTATATACTTGCTACGCCCCGGCCTTTGTAGTCGCTGAATTGAGCTATCAGGCTATCGGCATCCGTTTCTACATTATCAACCTGTATAGGCTTCGCCGTTGCTTTCGCTATCTTTTTGGCGGTTTCTGCTTTCATCACCACCACCGGGGCAATAGCTTCTTTCTTAGTCATTGCGTCGAACTGGCTGATTAACTTATTTTGGTTTGTCATTATCAGTTTATCCGCTTCGGTCTGTTCCGCTTCCGCCGTGTTGAAGGTTCCGACATTGCTTAACTTATCAAGCAATACGCCATTTTGGTAGATATACACATCACCCATATTCCCTTCTTCATCGGGTAGGTAGTAGGCATCCACTTGATTATTATTTGGGGCAAGGCGGTCGAGAACTTCCGGGCTGCTCAACCAAAGATCGGTGTAGTTTACGCGGCAATAACTGTTTCGTTTAATGCTCGTTTCCACATGTTCACCGATGAAGCGGTACAAAATAGCTTTATCAACCGGTTGCAAAGTCGGGTTCATATTTCTTTCAAGAACCTGCCAACGCGTCATACCGGGGTATTTCTTTTGATTAGGGTGTAGGGAGTGGTTGAACTCGTGAACGTCGTTCATATCCTCCTGTATAAGTTGTTCCCATGTGTAATACTGCTTTTCTTCGTAAGTGTCGTTGTATTCGTCACTTATCTTTTTGCTTTCGGCGCGGTATTTTTCATTTTTCGCGTAGAAGCGGCCTATTCCTAAATGATTTTTATGTTCAACACTGCGTTTTTTCGCACCGTTCAAAGGTTCTGCAAACTTTTCCTGTGAGTTTAACGGGGCACAGAAGCGAACAAAGGGAAACAATGTACCGGCTTTTAGAAAACTGTCTTTCCACTGACTCATAAGGTGGTTTTCCACTTCCACTTGCGCCGGGCAATTCCAACCGTTACGCTCCATCAGACGGAACATATCACGGAAACAATCTACAACCAAATCCACATTCTTATTACGATTGTAAGCAAAGCCGACTACACACTGGCTTGTTACATCGTAGGCGTAATAAGCCTTTGGGCGTTGCTTGGTATCTTTCAGTTTGCGAGGCAAATCGCGGTCGTCAAATGAAATCTTACTAAAAGAAAATTCCGGGGCGTGGCGGTGTACATGTGGGCGTTCATTGTGCATAAACGTGCTCCAACTCATAAGCCTGTGATTTATCAAAACCTGATTTTTTGGCTGGTTCAGATAGTTGTTTATAGTGGATTGGCTAAGTTTGATCGGGTTGCCTTTCTTATCCACAAATTCAGCCGGGTTGAATATCTCGCCTGTTTCCGGGTTGCAAACAGTCAACTCACCGGCTATAAACATGTTGTACATTTCCCACACGTTTTTATTCCACGGCTTGTTCGGCTGTGTCGCCAAACTAAGCAGAAGGTTTTCAATCTGTACGCTGACAAGCCTTGTGTTCTGATTACCGAACTTTTTGCTTATCAGGCTTATGTAACTGTTTTCTTGAAAGTCCTTCACTTTCTTCTTGAAGCGGTTTACCGAAAGCGGCAGACTGTGCCCGAACTCCTTTTGAAAGAAGCTGATCGCACCAGCCATTTCTTCCCAGCGTATTTTGTTGCCTTGCATAACCGCCCGTTTCATTTTAACGTCATTCATCAGGCGAATAACTGACTGCAAGGCAGAAGCATTCAAAGTATATTCCTGTTGTTGTTCCGGTTCCAGAGGCTTGCCGGAAGGCAGGCGAAAACGGGAATAAAAGCTGCGGGCCGCGTCGTCCACTTCCCAATGTGAAGCGAACCAGTTCCTTAAAATTTCAACGTCCATACTTCCGTATTTTTGTTCAACTAATTTTTTATATTTATCCGGCAGACTATCCACGGAAACAAGAGCGGTAACCCCACGACCTATACCTTTACGGACAACCTGCAATTTACCCCGGTAAGCCAGCAGTTTATAACAGCTTTCGCTCATTATTGGGGCAAGTTCCTCCCGGCTTAACATGGAAGGATGTACCCCGTTCAGCTCACGGGAATTGCCGTAGTCGGCAGTTCCGTTTGCCAATTGAACCGGGCGGTCGTCCCTTGTCAGGTCATCTTTTGATATACACAATATTTTTCCGTAGTATTCCATAATGGCAGACTATTGTAGTTGGAGGTCACGCGCGATTTTCAAGACGCTTTGTTGCAGGTTCATAAGTACGGGAATAGTCAACCTTTCCTCTACCATCTTCACTTCGCCGTCAATCAATACCGCTGCTTTACCCTCATTCTTGTAAACAACGATTTTAACCCGATTGCTAAAGGTTTGCGTCATTGTACCCTCTGATGTTTCATGTGTAGTTTCCCAGTCTCTATAAACACCTTCACCCATTAATTCACCGCCTAACTCTTTGATGGCTGTGTGACGGATTTTACGGGCCAGCTCGCTATCACTTTCAAAAGTCAGTGCCTTCCATACCATTACATCCGTGCAGTCGAATATCTGACGCAATTTGCCTTTACCGGCTCTGTCTAAATAAATATGCTTCTTCATCGCTATATCATTTTACTGTTAATACTCTGTTGTTAAATATCTTCCGCTATTCTCACGAACCGCGGAAGTTTTGCTACATTTGTAGCATGTCTAACTAAAATTCTGATTTATGTATCCTTTAAAAGTCAATATCATATTTGTTCCAGACACTCTTCCTTCTGTTGAGATTCAAGAAAATGCAAAAAGTTTTCACACATACTTTCGTATCCTTCTGGGAATATATAAGATTGATGTTTCTTTGAGCGAAGAATTTTACCATCTTGACGAAGAGGCTGAAATGAACGGCGTTGACTATGTAAAATACAATTTTCGCATTGATACATCCGTAAACCACTCTTCTTCTTTAGTAAACCTAACTTTAATCCTTTCACACACCGTTTCATTATTAAATAGAAGGTATGGAAACTGCTTTGAAATAGAGTTCCTTTCATAATCACATTATTTAATTATTTCAATCGTACAATCATTCAACCGGCCTTCTATGACCGCCCTTGCATACGCCATTGCGCATTCGCCGGAAGCTGCTACTACAAACTCGGTCGCTCCCGTGCCGGTCATGGCTATATCCTCGTGACCGTTCAACTTTTCTATCAGGTTCAGCATCTTAAACTGTTCCGCTTCATCAATAAATACTTTGATTGCTTTCATAAATCACTTCTTTAATTATTGAACTGTCGAGCGTTTTTCTTATATTTACCGCCCGTTAATATCTTTAACGCGCTGCAAACATAAGCAAGATTTCTCGATTATGCAAGAAAATAAGCAAGAAAAATCTCCTATAAAGCAAAATATCTTGCTTTATCTGGAAAAAAAAGGAATTACGCAGTATGAGTTTTATAAACTAACTGGCGTAACAAGGGGTGTATTAGGTCAAAACAATGGTATAAGCGAAGAGAACTTAACGAGATTTCTCGCCTATTTCAAAGATGTTAATATTACATGGCTTCTTACAGGTGAAGGTAATATGCTGAAAGACGGAAATACTTCATTAGTAGATATGACAAAAACAGCCCCAGTAGATAATATACCCGCTAAAACAGTAGCCGTACCCACAGCCCATCCCAACGAAGGAATACCCTTAATTCCTATTGAAGCAATGGCCGGAGCATTAACAAGCGAACAGACTATATTAGAATACGAATGTGAGCGTTATGTTATACCAATGTTTAAAGGTGCTGATTTTCTTATTCCGGTGAAAGGTTCCAGTATGTACCCGAAATATAGTTCTGGGGATATTGTTGCTTGCCAGCGTGTATCGATGTCTGATTTGTTTTTTCAATGGAACAAAGTATATGTTATCGATACTACACAAGGAGCACTTATCAAAAGAATAAAGCCGGGAAGCGATAAAGAACATATCTCAATTATATCGGATAATCCAGATTATGATCCGTTTGAATTGCATTTAAGCGCAATCCATGCGGTCGCACTCGTAATAGGTGTAATAAGGCTTGAATAGCCCTTTTAAAGCATACGCACGCAAAAATAGAATACAAAAAGGTTGTATAAAATATAAAACATTGATAATAAGCGTATTGTAGAATAGAAATATACTGATTTATATATTTGTATAGTGGCTTTTTCTTCCCTTTTAAAAGGCTTTTTTTGTCAAAAGTGGCGTTTTTCAGTCGTTTTGTATATCTGTACACCATTGCGCAAACGTGTTTTTGTAACCCTTTTGTAACCCTTTTAACATTACAAAACGTAACCCTTATGAGTAACCCTTTTTGTAACTACTTGATATAATTAATATATAAACAAAGCCGTTAGAATGCCATTTTGCAGGCATTCTAACGGCTTCTAATATTCAATATAGCAACACTTTAGCTTCCGCCCCTAATAAGGTGGGATTGCTTTATAATAGCCATTCTTGTAGGTATTGAAGTTCCATCGCTTAACCCGGCATGTAAAAGAGTACTTTTCTTTATGCCTATGCGTTCTTCGTCCAGCGTATTGAACACGGCCGATATGCTACCAAAGTAGAAATCTCTTTTTTCAAATATCAGGTGTACATGTATCACCTTTGTTTCTGTCTTTCTCATGCGTATTTGGAAGTTTATTTCTGCAAAACTACCAAATAATAAGCATTTGGAAGTTTTTATATCGTTAAACTACCAAAAAAGGAAAAATAAAAAACGACAAAAACAAGCCGCCGGAAGCCTCGTTTTGCGGCCCTATGACGGCTTTGTTTTTCGTATCGGGGAAATATAAGCAAAGTAAAGAGAAAAGTAAATGGCGGCCAGCGTTTGCTTTAATTAGATAGCTTCAAGTGTAAAGCTAAAGCTAAGCAAGTGTAAAGCAAAAACCGTTTCGTTTTAAACCGGCGTTCGTGTCCTATCCTTCTGAAACGCCTATGAATAAAGGCTTTCCGTGTAGTTCTTCACTATTTATATTTAAACCGCTTCGTTATGTGCCCCATAGAACACTCTGTATCAATGCAGATGCTTCATACATATTGCCGACTTGAAAACCGCCTTCGGGTTTCAGGGTTACGCTACCGGAGGAATAATGCTTAACCTCCCCCTCAATCGTCGAATTTTCTATTGTTTCATCAACAGCAACCCAAGTCTCCTCGTTACAGAGCATGACACCAACTCCCTTATCTCCCCAACCATTACCACCTGTAAAATGTAAGGTTTCACCCTCTTTAATATTACCTGAATTAATCTGCGCAACCAACTCACTTGGAGCCTTATCGTTTACAAACATACAATCTTCTACTTTTCCTTTTTGAAAAACTTGATATTCAGCATCATAAAGATTCCCCGTCAAGTTTATCTTTAAATCTTCTTTTGTATATGTGTAAAATTTAAAAGAATAAGTAGTACTTACATCTTCATTCGGATCAAAAGAGGCTATACCCAACTGTCCTTCAAATTCTTCTTTGTTCGGCACAAGTTCACTTTTAATTCGTATATCCTCTACCACAAGCTTAATTTCTTTCAACAAAAAACCTTTATATTTTGTCTTTTTAATAACTGACAAAGCGCCAGGATGTGCACTTTTGGGAGTAGATGTAGTCGTAACGGGATGACCAAAATATGTATACTTTAGCTTACCATTACTGTCTCTTTCACTTAATTCTTGTGCATTCGTCTTTACTCCTCCAGGTATCTTACCATCAGGGAATAATTTTTCTAATTGTGCCTCTGTAAGCACTCCACTCGTACTTCCTAAATCCGGATACTCATATTTCCCTTCTAACAATTGTCTCGGAATATCCACCCGCACTTTCAGTTCCACCCGTGCAGCCAACTGTGTTAACGGGATCTGGATTGGAGAAGCGACAGTCGTCACGTTAAATGTTGCGGATTTGTTACCGACTTTCACCAACTGGTCAGCTTTCTCTGCAAATGCAGTTTGATATGAATCGCCACCTTCAATAATCTCCTTCAATGCATCCAGAGATTGACAAGATTTATAAGCATCATTAGCCTCTGTCGGATTGGCTACGACCCAAAAGTCATAAGTACCATAATCCAAACCGGTTAAAGTGATTGTATATCCTTTTTTATACGTCTGGCTACCTCCATTTGGAGCGGGGGTATCTACATATTCATTCTCAGTTTCCGATAAAGCATCGCCAGAAAAATACTGAGACGTAATATATTTTTCATTTTCACCGAACACGAATATCCAGCAATCCTCTACATTCAATTCTTCCTCTGTCGCATACACATATCCTTCGTTTGTTGCAGCAGCTTTTGTGATGACGGAAGAGGGGGATAGTTCGATGACGAGATCGCCTTTGCCGGAAACGCCCGGAGCGTCTATTATTTTTTCTTCAGTACATGCTGCAAAGATGAACAATGCAGATATAGCTGTCAGGAATATATTTTTCGTTTTCATAATTGTGTGTATTTTACCTGTCGATACTTTCATTTTTATACTCTCCTATTTAATCACAATACAATTTCCGGGATGGTATTATGAACCCAGTCTCTCGTATAGAATTCGATTGTGGAATCTCCCCAGTCCGGAGTGATCGTCCAACGCACTTTTATGTCGTAAAGGTAGCCGCCTTTGATACCGTTATGATCGACTTCCTTCGTTATACCAGCCGGATTGATCGGGTATGTTTTCTCAAATGTTCTGCCGTCAACTGTGAACTTCACATACAAGGCTGTATTCATTTCAGAATCTTGTCTATATTGGTTAGCATAGCCATAGGCTGTTCCCATGTCAGTCCATCTCGTTCCAATCCGGTTACTACGGTTCAAAAAAGCGCCATCTTTAACATTGACACTCGCATCCCCTTCAACAATCTTGCCATTTTGTTGCAAGTTCACGAATTTAGCTTCATCAAAAACAACAGTCGGATTCCCTTCAAAACCGTTAAGTGTCACATCAAACTGAGAGAAGTCAAGTCGTGCAGCCACATGGGATACCTTCACAAGAATGGTCGTAGGATTATTTTCCGCAACAGACGGAGATGAATAAGAATTAGTTATATCTTTTCCAAAAACAATGCGCGTAGAACCATATTTGATTAGTTGATCCGCAGAAAGACATCCGGATATTTGTTGATTCAAAGCACTTTGTGCATCTCCAATATTGATATTTTTCAAAAATTGATTACCATTTATAACAACATGGGCCTCCAATGTACGATTAGTTTTGTACTTCGTCACAAACTTCAGATCCTTCAAAGTGATAGAACCATCACTATTAGAACTTACCTGATTCCTATTTTGGGGGATTAAAATACCTATTACCTTTCCATCTTCCAATAAGAATACAGATACTTCAGATATCTTTTTTTCGTCATTGTTCTCATCACCTGTTGCAGGTCTGTCTTCACCGGGAACAACAGTTGTTGAAGCTTTTGTAGCCATTTCATTAAAAGCGACACCGAAGTCCAATACTGTATAAGCTTCCGTGGCTTCTTCAATACCCTTCTCTACATCATTCATGATAGCATCATCTTCCATGGAGCAGGAAAAACCGGCAAGAACCAATATTGCTGCGAAAAATATATTCTTAATTTTCATAATCCTATGTATTTTCTCATTTGACTTACGGTGCAAATGTACAGGGAATGCCGACAGGAGGCGATAGGCGAAACTTTCAAGATTAAGTGGTAAAAATACCAAAAGGCAAATTGAGAGGTACACCCTTTAATTGCGATAGAAACGATAAGCTTCTTTTAATAGACAAAAAATAAGGGGGCGTTTTGAAACGTCCCCTTTGGTTATTGTGAATCAATGATTTTATTAATTCGTATCATCTTCTGTTTGCTCGACCACATTCCACGGTGCCACTTCTATACTGAAATTGATACAAGCATTTTCCAAGATTTCATCCGGATTCGGGCTACCTTCACCGGTGATAGTTGCCGAGACCTTGAAAAACTTGTTGCTTGCAACATTACCGGCATCACCAACCAACTTCAAAGGGATATGGAAGTATCTTGTTCCTTTACTTTGATTCCCATCATAATAGTTGCCGGCAATAATCAAACGGGTCTGGTAAGCGCCACCCTCTTCTTTCGAATAAGACCCATCACCATTAGCAGTGAATGGAATACCCATAATGCTTTCCGGGCTATTTGCATTGATATATTTGTCAAAATCCCATCCTGGCAAAGCGTTTCCAGCCGTAGTCAATGACCTGTCGGAATATGTAGCCACCAATGCTTCATCTACAGTACTATTCAATGCAATCAAAAACTGATGTTCATCAAACGATTCAGGGGCTCCTCTGTAGAAACCGGCTCCCGTATTTTCTTCGCCCATAACCGATGCGTTAGCACGGACATTGGCCAAGAACACAGACGTAACATCAAATCTTATCGTTTTACCATCAGATTCCAATGCGCTGAAGTCAGCCTTCAAAGAAACCAATTGCACACGCGCGATGGAGCGAGTCATTATTACTTTAGTCGCACCTGCAGCTGGAATACTTCCTGTATGATCGTCCTTTGCTGTTACTTTTTCCGGTGTACAAGAAGAAGCACCATTATACCAATTTATGAAATGTTCCGTGTCGGAAGAAGGCTTTAAACCTCCAACAGTCAACTCTGGACTATGCATTGGCAAATAAGATTTTCCTACTCCTACAGCATTTAATGATCTGATGTCTTTCGTTGTCTTTCCCTCCAAATCCACTAACTTGGTAACATCATTATAATGCTCCGTATTGGCCAACAAAACAACTTTAAAGGTTGTAGAAGAATTTCCCCCTTCTGTAGTCGGTTTTGCCACTTTCACATGGATAGCCTTGATTGAGGTGATGGACTGATTTTCGCCTTCTCCAGTAACATTATAGTCCTCACCTACCGTACCGGAACCATTCAAACTGACATGCTTACTGATCACATACTTTCCGGCTTCGTCAAAGACATAAGCCGTCAAAGACTGGATCTTGGCTTCTTTGCCGTTGCCGGCATCAGCGTCACCTTCGGTCGATGCCTTCGTCATGACATCGGTTGTGGAGGCGAAAGAGAGATAAGCGTCTACCTCCTGCGGGCCGGATATTCCGTCATCGTCTTTTGAGCAGGATGCCATTGTGCAAACTGCCAAAGAGGCTAAAAATAAATTTCTTAATTTCATAATTATAATACGTTTAATTTGTTCTACTTTAAATATTTACCCTATGTGTTGCCATCATCAGATTTCAACATCCTGGCTCACTTGTCCCCAATTGACCACTTCGACTTGTACATCCAGGTCTCCGGTAGTCGGCCGTGGCGGAATCGGTATATTGGGATCTTTTTCGTGGTCGCCATCAAAGCTGGTATCTCCGAAGGTGACATTCAGGCGATATACATAGTTGCGTTTAACGTAGTTGTGATTATATCCTCTGTCCAGACCGTTCCGATTGATTACGGCGGTGAATATTTTTGTTTCCGCCTCATACGTGTCCGTTTCAAGCAAAGTTGCTCTGACCTGTATTTCTGTCGGGGCTTCAGAGCCATCGTTTTCCATCACGTAGTGCACATAAGGTGTGTCGTTTATCGGAGAACCGTTGGCGATATCGCGGTTCAATGCTGTTGCATCGCTGTTGCCGAGGTGTCCGGTTGCCATCACCACTCCCCAATAATCACGGCTGAAAAAACGTGAAGCCGTGTTCTGGTTCAATATCGTGACTTCTTCCACTCTCACTGTACGATTGCGCAGAAGTGTTTTTGTAAAATCGGTCTTGACATTGACCAAGTCGAGACGGGCGGCAAGACGAGTGATTTCGACTGGTTCGGCGATACCGTTGATATTTTCACTGCCCATCGATGCGTATCCCAGATAGTTGTCTCCCTTGACAAGAGGCGCTTGGGTCGTAATGACCGGACTGCTCATGACCAGGTTGCTCTGAGACTGGTCGGCAAGTTGTGCCAGCTTGGATTCGAAATCGGAATAGCTCGTAACACCGGCAAGCGAATTTTCCGGCGTATTGGAAACGATCACGATCTGCGCCCGCATGGTCATAGCAGGCACGTTCAGGATAGAGGCCTCGCCTTCCGAGTTGGTTGCCTGCCAGCCATAGCCAATCAGTTGTGCACCGCTTTCGTCGAAAACGAGCACCGAAAGGTTATTTACTTTGGCCTCTCCGGCCAACTCATTCTCATCATTCGGGTGAAACCCTTTCGTTACGGCCGACCCCGCCGCCTTGACCGCAATGCTCAACGAAGCATCCGCATCCTTCCCCTTAAATGATTCTTCATCCTTGGAGCAAGCAGTACAACATAAGAGTACTGCCAGGGTCGAGAGGAATATGTTTGATAGTTTCATAATCATAATGTTTATTAATTAAAGAGGTCTTGCCACACAACGAATATATCCTTCACCATTGCCAGAAACAATCTGCTTAGTCGTAACATCATACAATCCATCCATCGTCCAATATTTTGCTTCTTTCAACGGATTTGCTTTCTCCAACTCAATAATTTTATCTATTTCTGCTTTTGTCGGCAAGAAAGATTTTAAATAATTACCAATACTTGTCGCTGCATATGGGTTTTGATAATCACCTGTTCCCATACAAATTCGCTGCGCTCTAATTTTATCCGTAGTCCTACTAAAATATTCATTACGAGAACCATCCGAATATCCACCTTCAACTTCTTTAGGATGTAAATATGCACCATCAACACGACGGGCATAAACGGTTGATTTATCGGATGGACTATAAGTATTTGTTAACAACAACAAAGGAAGTTCCTTTACCATCAATACTGATGTTTTTGTTTCCTCATTGGTTATAAAAGTCATCTTATACTCACGCGTATTATAAATATCCCCTTTCGCAACTTCATCTCTCCTATTTAAATTATCTGCAGAAGAAAAACTTCCCTGATTATAATTACGCCCTTCACCAAGAATACCGACATCATTCGGTGCAATAGCAAACTCAGTCAACGAATTTGCAGTAATTTTAAAATTGCCAAAATCAGCTGCAGAAGAACCACTCCAATATCCATTTTGATTAAAGTACATATTCATATCAGCCGACGAAACACCAGTAGTTGTCAACGTAATGCTCCCTGATGTTCCATTAGACACATAAAAAGGGACATAACCAAGACTCTGCGGATAACCGTCAATCACTAAATCTCCTTCCGGCAGGAAAGTCGCTTCATCTAATTTTGCATGTACGCGCCACTCATGTTTCAGCTCGCCATATCCGGCTTCTTGGCTGAAATCCAATGTCACTATATAACTTTTATTTCTACAGATATTAAAGTCTGAAGTAATATCTTCACCCAAAAAGAAACGATAATTAATATCACCGGCATCAACTGTTGTTGAAGAAGAAGTCTGGCTTTTCACAATAGAATACTTACCCTTTACTTCAATGTAAGTACAAGCCAGATCATCCCATTTCTTAAACCAAGTATCATAATCTACCGCATCTGCATTTTCAGGCACGTCTATACCCGGACTTTTATAAGCGGCTCCTTTTTCATTGGGATAAACACCTTGTTTATTTTCATACATATGAAAATAAGAACCTTTATCACTTTGAACCTCGTCAATATCAAACTCAATATCAGCAGCAACTGTTTGCTTCGGTGTCAACTTATTGTCACCTTCACCAGAAAATGGCATAAGGGTATAGACACTTGGCAACTTACGGACTTTTACACTATGTATATTTAGATAAACCTTATCCATATCCGGCAAATTTTTCGTAATTCTGAATGTCACCTTTGAATAAGGTGGTACGACCCGTGCACAATAAGAAGCGCCATCCGTTGTTACATTGACACCTGTATTTATTCCTTCTTCGTACATTTCGCTACTCTTAGACGCATCTGTTCCCTCTGCAACAAATCCTAACATCATCTCCTTACCTGTCGGTCCCTGACTTGCTTGAAATTGTGCGGTCAACAAATCCGCTTCAGTGGCATATTCGGCCGCTACACTTTGGGAGCCGGTATTCGTCAATACATATATCTTATGTCGACCTGTTTTTGTTGAAAATTCCACTGTCCGTTGGTCAGCCTCATCATTCCATTTTCCCCAATAAGCAACAGTTCCATCCCCCCCTGCCTCGTTATACACAAGTACCGCCAAATCATCTATTTGTCCGAATGTTTCACCATTATCTAAGGCTTTAGTTTCAACTACCGTAACATCAGGTGCTCCGATATTCAGTTTCAAGGTCACCGGCAGACCTTCGGGGACATCCGGACCGTTGTTGCCTTTATCGAAATCTTCGTTGGTACACGAAGCGACTGTCAGCACACACCAAAGGAGGGCTGCCAGCTTTATTATATTTTTATGTAACATACTCATTCGTCTTTATATATTAGCATTCGTTTCTTATTACCATTCAATATCATCATCGACAACACCCCAAGGAGTCACTTTGATCCTTGCGCCTAAGAAGGCGCCGTCTTCGCCCCATGCGAATAGTACCAATGTACGCTGGAACGGATGGATTTCGATCGGGCCTGTCGTACCGTCGTCGAAAGTTCCTTCCTTCACTTCGTAACGGTCGTTACCGACCTGTATGCTTCCGGTCATATTCTGACCTAAATAGAGCGCCTGCGGTCCTGTCGTTTCCCATTCGGAGTCTTTCCAGTCGGCTTCGGGGTTGTAGTAGACGCTGTCGCCGGTCAACTCGCCCTTATAGTCGATCGTGTTCAAGGTGCGGTCCATATAAAAATCGCATTCATCGGTCGCACGCAGCCCTCTTGCCGTCAGGGCATATTGAAGGTTAAGCGTTCTCATCTCGACCGTTCCGGTTTTGGGTTCGAGCACGATTTCCTGGTTTCCGCCAGCCACACCGTTCCCGCGTACTGTCACATCGATATCGCCGAAAAAGATGCTGTCGGGAGATTGTGCGATCTCGCCTTCGCTCTTCAGAGAAACGGCGAAGTCTTCGGCCTTGGTGGCCTCGTTCACGTCCTGATGTCCTTTGAGGTTTCCCCATGCGATCAGGTGCAGTTTCGAACTTTCGGGATAGTTCAACTCAATGGTTTCTTTGCCTCTGATAAAGGCATCGTTGAGATCGCGCGTATCAAGCAGCTTCGAGTTGTTATCGTAGATAAAGAGCTTGGCTTCCGAAACAACGCTCAAAGCCGTGATATCATCACCTTTGTGGTTCACGACCTTTAGTGTCAGCTTATAGCACTCGTCCAAGTCTTCCTTGATACAGCCGGTGGCAAAGACCGTAACTGCGACAAGTGCCAGAAATAAAACCTTTTTTGTCAATATTGATTTCATAACGTTTTGTTTTTTATTCCCATTCATTTTACCCTATTAATCCAAATCTTCATTTTGCTCGATCACATCCCAGTCAGCCACCGTAACAGCCACATCCATACAAGCCTCAGTCACCGGATCATACGGCCGGTCGGAACCACTGCTATTAATGGTGAGGGAGATGTTGTAACGGTAGTTGCGTTTGACGTAAGAGTGGTCAGGTGTACCACCTTCAGCATTTGTCATCGTCCCCATTGCATTGACAGGGATCGTATAAAAACGGTTCTCTTCTACTCTGCCGTTATCATCTGTATAAGTGCCCTTCAACACTAACAAAGTACGTTGTCCGGGCTTGACGGCATCAACCATATTTTCATATACGATAAATGATTTGCCACAAGCGAGTTGGCCTGTTTCTGGTTTCCAAGGAGAGGAAGAGGTCACTTTCCGTTTATTAGCATTAAAGCCTAACAAATCAGCCTTCAACAAACCATCCTCAATCGTCTTGTATTCACCATTCCAATATTCATTTTCATATTGGCCGTACCACCATAAGAAATTACCTTCCGGTGCTCCTTTGCTCTCCACCATCCCCCATTCTTCAGTGGAATTGGCCGCCATCAAAGAATAGCCTTTCACATTTGCCATAAAGACAGAGTCAATGACGAAAGAAGCTTTTCCATTATCAGATTTCACAGAAACTGATTTCAAGTTGATTTGGGCAATGTGGCGTGTCAGTTTAATATTATTTCCGTCCTTTGATACATTCGGCATATGACCGGAGAAATCTTTTATTTCACCAAAAATATTATGCTTTCCCTCATCTAACGTAGCCTCGATTAACCGACTGCTCATAGAGTATCCGTTATTTTCATTCTCATTATCTAATGCCCTCTGATATACTAATGCTTCCTTTAATGTGCCAAATTGTTTTTCCCGCGTTCCAGCATTTGCTAATACAAGAATTTTGACAGCACCGCTTTGTACATCCAAATCCTCCACTCTATTGATTGCAACCACTTTATCAATTTGCAAGTTTCCATCAGCATAAAAAACCATCACATGCAAACTATTAATAGCATCTTCCTGATCAATATTTTCCCCCTCTCCTTCACCGGCTTTAGTCAAGCTTTTCCCATCTGCAACAGCAGCCAAAGACAAAGTTGCATCCGGAGTAAAAACCTCCACCTCCGGGACGTTCTCGTCTGATGAACACGCAAATGTCATCCCTACCACTATACTCAAAAGAAAATAACTCTTCAATTTCATAAATATGTATATTTTATTAATTTCTATTTATCCCTTATTTTGATTTATACAATACAAAAGTATTTAGCTTTGCGTGTTTTAAGAATAGGTGTCACTCTCTTTATTAATAGATAAACCTATCACACAGGCGTTTTGATAGGTTTGCATAGGTTTGTGCAACAGATGCCATAAATACCTCCTTTCTATAAACTAAAAAGAAGGTGTCTGAAAAGGCAGCCTTCTTTTTTTGTTATGCAGCCCGTTTAT